ATGCCGAATTCAGACCTACTCCCCTCCCTGCTATCCAAACTCTACGAAAACCAGTTGGCACTTGAAGCCTCCATCATGGAGCTGTCGAACTGGGTGGAGCAGCTCGGCTCCGCAGATGTAGCCGAGAACATCCGAGGCGCTCTGGTCGCCATCGACCGCAATGAAGAATTTATCCACATGACGCTCGCGGTCATGATGACACCGGAGTAATCGCTAACAGGCAGAAATCGGCCAAAAGCGGCCTTCGGGTGTCTACGGAACTAGGTGCGCAAGCCAATAAAAACCCAGTAAACTTTAATCTATGGGGTTAACAAGCCCTCCTACTTGATTGATGCAAGCCTTCAATTTTTTTGATCGAGAGCGTGCGTACTCAGCGATATCTCAAGATCGTCTGCTACTATTTTGCCATCCATTGAACACCCGTAAACTCACCTCTAACAAATGGACTTGTCTGAATGAGCGAATTGAGTTTTAGAAACGATCTCAGCAACCTCATGCGTGATTGTGACCTGCAGCAGCTTCTGGATTTCATTGGGCATGACTATGACTTTGAAGCTGATCCCCACAGCGTGCTCGACAAAGCCGCCTATTACGGCAGGGAGGAAATACTCCTGCATGCGCTCGACCATGGAGGAAACCCCAATGGTACGGGTGAACTCTCAACGCCGCTGGCGTCGGTCTGCGGAAGGGGCGACTTAAAGCTTGCGAAGTTGCTGCTCAAACGCGGAGCAGAGGTCGACCTGAAAGATAAGTTCGGCCGTACAGCAATGATATCGGCGGTGTACAACGGGACGATTGCTGCAGCCAAGTTGCTAGCGGATGCAGGCGCAAGTCTGGACGGCGCTATGGAGGCGGCAGTGGACAAGCTTCGTATTGCCTTCGTGAAATTTCTTATCGAGGTCGGCGCACCCATTGACCAGGTCGATCGCTACGGGCTGACGCCCTTGCTCCACGCGTGCAGTGCCGGAAAGAAAAAGGGAAGCGAGATCGCTATGTTGCTTCTGCAAGCAGGAGCGGACGCTACCTACGTTCGGGAGGAAGATGGTATGTCGGCTATCAAACTCGGCTATTCGGGTTACGGTGAGTGTTCTGCGCAAGTCTTCGCTGAATTGAGGGCACGAGGGGCTCCAGAGCCTGAGTGGGGTTCTCAAATTGTGCAGTTGAGGTGACTTTCTAGCGTCATGGGAGACGAAAACTGAGTGGTAGTCGGGCAAAAGCTAAATTGCTAGTCAGCACCGTCGGTCTGCAGTGCGGTGAGATCACTCACTCTTAAGCGGGGCGGATAACAGCCTCACGCGAGCGCCCGCTTTCGGCCAAAAGCGGACGCTTATCGGCGCATGATCGAACTAAGTGCCGCCGGCGCCATAAAATTAATGTCTGACCAGTATTTTGCGCACCTAGAAGAAGCACGCGGAAGGGGTTCAATCTGAGGCAGGCTTTTACTGATATTTTTAATACTCAGCCAATTTGAACCCCAAAACAATTAACCGCAGGAAAGAGTATGTCCGACATACCCATGATTAAATCGACGGAAGTGTTCTCTCGCCTTAGCGCATTTCATCCCAGTATCGAAGTTTGGCCAGATAGCGAGTTTTCGAATGATGGTTATGCTTACTACTGGTTGGTGGCGCACAGCGATGGCGCGACCCGTATGCTTTCCTATGTCCGCTGCAAAGACGGTGGCTGCGAGCAGCGCACCTATGATGTTGAGGGCGATGATCTTTGGATCCCAGCTGGAACGGCCGTGGCCTGACAATTCATTCAAGCCGACACCGCTTCGCGGCTTGGCTTAATTCTCAGGTGTTAGGGACTGCTTTTGGCCGTTAGCCGACCTCGGCCAAAGGTGGCTATGGGTCGAGAGTGGACACTCATAACCTTGGGATGGGCTCCCAATCGCCAACTGCTACGCTGTTCACTCCACCAGAGGAACGCCGATGCCAAACTCAGACCTACTTCCCTCCCTCCTGTCCAAGCTCTACGAAAATCAGCTGGCCTTGGAAGCCTCCATAATGGAGCTCTCGAACTGGGTCGAACAGCGCGGCTCCGCCGATGTGGCTGAGAACATCCGAGGCGCTTTGCACACCATCGACGAAAACGAGGAGTTCATGAAGCTGACTCTGGCAGTCCTCATGTCGCCTGACTGATCGACGGGTAACCCTGCAGTTCGTCGCCTCAAGCCTTCCGTCTGACCAAATCCGGATCGCTGTACACGCATACAATATTTGGATGTAACAAACATGAGCATCGACTTAGCCACAGAGGACTGGCTCGGGTGCCCCACGCCCCTCGAAATGTACCAGCACCAATGCGCGCGACTTGAGGACGAACTCATCCAGACTGAGGCGATGCTTCACAAGGCACGGGCCAATGTGGCCGGCGTTGTACAGATGAATGACTTGCTGGCTACCGGAAAGACGACAGCAGAGGCGAAGCTGCGATATTTTGAAGCGGAGCTAAGCCGTACAAATGTCCAGTCCTCGGAAATGGCAAAAGAGATCATGGACTTGAAAATGATCGCAAGTCAGAACGAACACCTGTTAAGGGAGAATCAGCAGTTGCTGATGGAGCTGACAAATCTAAAAGAGCCTTCAGCCTAGCTCGTCTGCGTATACAGTCAGAGCTCTATCTGACAAGTCGATCCAACCGGCCCCGTCAATCAGTCCATGCGACCTCAAAACGTTCGCAGCGGACATGCTCATGTCGTAACGCTCTTGGGGGGATAGAGATCCGGTCGCTGCGCTATTGCTCGGCGGGGTTGATCCCTCTAATGCATTGCCTTGCCCATTACTGATCTTCATGACGAATGCTCTTGCCCAGTGTCTACCCGTTAGAGACTGACCGAAGCCTGTCTGTTCATCAGCCCCGACGAGCGGAGACGATCATGTGCGGAAGATTGACGCAGTACCGCGGCATCCATGACTTTGTTGCAGCGCTGAGCATGCCCAATGCCCTGGCCAACTCCATGGGCGATCAGCCGATTGAGCGCTTTAACGTCGCGCCAACAACTCAGGTTGCACTGCTCCACCTGCAGGGCGACTTGCTGCACGCCGACCCGGTCCGCTGGGGATGGCGACCACATTGGGCGAAGGACCGCGCAGTTCCAATCAACGCGCGCGTCGAGAAGGTAGCCCACGGCCCATTCTTCCGGGCGATCTGGCCGCACCGGGCTGTCACACCCATAGACGGTTGGTTTGAATGGGTAGATGAAGGCGGTCCCAAAAAGCAGCCCTATCTGATCCGGCGGCAGGATGGCGCGCCGATATTCTGCGCCGCGATCGGCCAACTGCCAGACGCAGATGAAGGGCCAGGCGAACATGACGGCTTCGTGATCATCACCGCCGACAGCGCCGGCGGCATGGTGGACATCCACGACCGGCGCCCTGTGGTGCTGACGCCGGACCTGGCCCGGGAATGGCTAGACCCCGCAACTCCCGAGGAGCGCGCCGAGCAGATGGTGTTGCACCAGGGAGAGCCAGCCGAAGCATTTGAATGGTTCAAGGTCGACACAGCCGTTGGAAACGTCACGAACAAGGGGCCCGAACTGATCCACCCTCTGCGCTAAGGCCCCGAGAAATACCACATCACAAACGCTACCGCCGCCACCCAGCACAAGGTCAGCAGAAACGAAAGGCCTGCAAGCCTCTTATCCATGGCACCCTTCAATAAATCAAATCATCGCAATACGAACCATCTCCGAGAGAGTAGTTCATTGATCTCAGGGAGCAATTGCACGGACGTACGCCTGACATGCCCGCAGGGCGATCAATCCTTGGTCGCCGGCATCGGTGATTCCGATAATTCGTTGAGCATGCGCTGGGTCAAGTTGGGCTCGACGGGTTGCATGAACCACGCCGACGGCGCCGGGGGCGGCACGCACGTTGCAGCCACCGGCTGGATCCTCGAGGAGGACTGACAACCGCAGATCAGAAGTGGCAAGGCGATCGCGCAGGCGAGCCTGATCACGTTGGGCATCGGATAATTCCTTGGTGTGTTGTTGGTCTTGGATGGCGAGCTGCTGCTCGGTGGCCAGTCGCTTGTCTTGATCAGCGCGGGCCTGGGCAGATGCGGCATTGCTGATAGCGGCCAGGTCATTCTTATGCAGCCCATCCTGCAGAGCGAGCTTCTCGCCCATGCGCCAGTCCTGCACCTGCCAGGCGCCCCCAAAGCCGATGGACAGCGCCAGGAGGATCGACGCTAGGATCTGGCCCGGCGTCATCACGGTACATCCTTAAAGAAAATGTGGTGACCGAGACGCAGCGTCTCCTTGGCACCCAACGCCCAGGCCGGCGCCTTAGGCATGGTCGTGGCGTAGTAGTGCGTGGCACCGCCGGTTGGATCGGGCGTTGCTCCTGAAATCACCTGATCAGCTGCGCGCTGAGCCTGGGCGAACTGCGCGGCCGGAATCGACTTGGCGCCACTCAGGTAAGCATAATTCGGGTCGTTTTGGTTCCAGCAGCTGAACTGCCAGGGCTTCAGGCACACCCCAGCATAGCCCTCCCCCCACCAAGACTTCGGCTTTCCGTCGAACACCCGGTTGCGGATAGTCCACGCAACGGCGATTTGGCCTGCCAGGCCCTCGCCGCGTGCCTCGCCCCAAAGCGTGCGCGCCAAAACATCGCGGTCTTTATCAGTCGCGTTCATATTTTCTCCAGGCAAAAAAATACCCGCTCATGGCGGGTGTCGGTGTTCTGTAGCGGATCAGCTCGGCGCGACCGGTCGCTTGGAGCTATCAGGAAAGTCGGGATTGATCTCGGACCACTTACGCAAGGCAAGCCAATACTTTTGCCATTGCTGAGCGGTACCTGGGATATCTTCCTCGCCGTACTCAATGGCGGTAACGTTCTGCTGGGCTTTTGGCATCTCGAGATCGCGCCAGGCCGATTCTGTAGCCACGGCTTTCATTGCGCTTGGAGACCAGCCAGGGGAAAGCCAGATCTGATCAGCGTACTCAGGCGGACTCTCTATCTCGACGGAGTCTTCGGGCGGCTCGGACTCCCAGCCACCGAGGAATACCCCTGCTTTGTCGACGTAATACTTCATGCCCACGCCCTCATAATAATCCGGCAGTTAGCCGGTGTAATTTGATCACCGCTTGCCGCCGAAAAAACCTTGATCATAGACGCGCCACAGCGCACCCCTACGGCAGATGCGCTTTTACTAACAACCTGTAAGCCGTTATAGCTACTGGTAAGCATCATCCCAGGCTCGAAACGATCTCCCGCAGCCGCGTTGCCTTGGGCGGTGATCACAACACATTCAAACTGGATGAGCGTTGGTTCAAACCCAGGATTGAAGTTGAGCAGCCCTCCAGCAGTCCAAGCGGTTTGCCCGCTTGTGTAAGACTTGGTGAATGGCGCTGCGGTGATGCTCTGTTTCGCATCGAGAGCATTTTTCAAGTCCACCTGGTCCGCAAGTGCTCCTGTGATACCGCCCCATGAAGAAGCAGGTAAATTAACCCAGACACCAGCACCACTCAGAACTTTAAGTCGGTCGGCGATCGAAGGGGCGGGTACCAAACCCTTTGCACCTGAGGCGCTCGCGGTCGCTCCAACAAACGCCAAGATCCCTTGACGCAACCTGTCGAAGCCGTCCTGAGTTAGGCCGCGCAGGGACGTAATATCATTGTTATCGCCACTCGCCGCCTTGCCGAGTGTCACCTCTTCAGCGTGATCAGCTGAATTTTTAGCAGCCGCAGCCGATGCAGCGGACGCCTGCTCCGATTGGATGCTGGAGTCTCTAGCGCCCTCAGCCCGATCAGCTGCAGCGACCGATGCCTGCGCTGAAGAACCACTCTGCTGAGCCGCCAACTGTGCAGCGTCCTTGTTCTCCGTAGAGAGATCAGCCGCGGAGCTTGCAATTCCGGCCTGCTCGGTCGCGACATCTTTGGATTGCCCGGCGGATTCGGCTGCCTCGGTCGCCGCCGCGACCTGTTCCTGCATGTCAGCCACCCCACTCGCAATCACCTGAGTGGCCGCGCGTAAGGCATCAGCCGAATCCTTGACATAACCCTGCATAGGCGCAATCGAGTAACCGCCGCTGCTAACGGCGGCGCCTTGGTAGCTGGGTGAGATGGATAAAGCCGTGTTGCTCGCAATGTTAGTGACTTCATACCACTCGCCATCAGGCCCGCGGAACGCATCACCGACGCGCGAGTTCGCAATGAAGGATGTTCCTGCTCCGAGCACGGCGTTGCTACCAGGAGTCACAGTAACTGTGCCTGTTTTGTACCAGGACATATAACCTCCTAAGAAATAGGCTTGGCAAATACAATGGGAATAAAGAAATTAACGGAGTTATTCACGCCGATAATGTAGGGTTCAAGCCTGTTATTTCCGTAATTCCATATCACATAGAGTTTTGCCGCCCTATTGGTATTCCCGCCTACATCCATGCCGACATTATTTATGAGCATGTAATCGCCTGTATCTAACGGAGAGTAAGCGGTCCAATTTGACCTTGTTGTGCCCTGCCCTGTAGGACTAGACCCCATATAGGTCCAACTGGTTATTGTTCTTGTAAATTGAGCACAAGGTGTGCCGCTATCAAACAACAAATTCGCTCCTCCGTCCCACAGCCTCAGCCCGTAGGTCGCAAGCTCGCGTGACTTGAAGGCAGCACAAAAATAGTTGCCGGCTCCAGCCGATACGAACGAAAATCCAGTCCAGTTTCCGGGGCCACCGCTGATAGTGGTGTATTGAAAGGTAGTTGTACCGTCAGGACGAACGAAGACCAAAGGAGGCTCGGCGGTCGTGATTGCGGGGGAGAACGCCGCACCTCCTGAGTACCTCCCCGACTGCAAAACAACAAGCCGAGAGAATTCCGAATCGAGAGTTACTACGTCGTTATTGTTCGTAAACGTCAAGCCGAAAGTCATTTACCTATCCTTCATAACTAGCAGCCTCTGGGGACCGAGTCCGTTCATTGCATCAACTGCACCAGTCCGATTACCAAACCAAACCTGCACGCCGCCCTGATAAACCTGAGGTTCATACTGAACTGCGTAGTTATTCTGGGCATTGGGGTCTTGGGATACGCACCAATAGGTATGCAGATTGCAGAGTGTGTTGACGGAGAAACTCCCGGGATAGAAATATTGATATACCTGTTCCCTCCCGTGATGAATGCGACAACGCCTGAATAAATGATCCTTACGGTGAATGAGTTCTCATCCAGTTCCAACTTCCCTGTTGGCCCCCATATCCTCATCCCGAAGCTCATGCCGTCAGATCCCCAAGTTGAACCCTCTTAACGTTGTTTTCGTCGTAGACCTTGATAGCGCGGTTGGTCATGGTCAGGCGACCACCACCGGGCGCTGGGCCGTTGAACTCAAGATTGCCTGCTTTATCCAGACGCCACCCTTGAACACCTGCAACATAGTTATCGGATTGCAAAGCCTGGCCGATTTTGAGCATGGTGATACTCCCGTCCTGGATGAAGGCCGAGCGCATGAAGACCTGCCCGTTCTGCACCGTGAATGGCGACGAAAGAACCCCGTTGATTTCGTTCACGACCGCGAAGGTGTCCGCGCTCACCAAGAACTGGCTTTGCAACTCACCATCCACGTTCTCTATACCGAGCCCAACAGATGCTGCGACGTACTGGCCGTTTTGATTAAGGCGCATTTTCACGGACCACATTGTCGAGAGCTTGCCGTCGGTGTCGGCTTGGGCCTGGCTCACCGTCTGAATGTCCGCCGAGTTGTCGTCGATCTTCACGCCGATCTGCTGGATGGCCTGGGCGGTTGCTTCGCGGTCGGTGACCACAACGCTTTCCAGATCAGTCACGCTGCCGGCAACGTCGCCCACCGAAGCGGTGAGTTCCGTCTGCCGCTGCACCATGGCAGCGTTCTGCGAGGCACGCGTTTTCACTTCCTGCGCGAAACTTGCCGAGGCGTTGTAGCCCTGGAGCGCGTCAGCAAGATCACCCTCGCCGGTGTCGTCCCTGTAGGCCGATTGCAAGGCCTGGAGGCTCGACGCCTGGGCTGTTACCACACCATCCAACTCGGTAACTCTGGTGGTGTTGATCTCAACCTGACGTGCCAGCCCGTTTGCCGTGACCAGCACTTGGCCCACATCCACCCAGTAAGCGGCGTTCGGCGGCGAGGTATCTACCGGCACCAACTGGGTCGCCTGATAGATCCGCTTGCCGACCACCACCAGGTCGCCCTCGAGGTAGACCGACTCAGGGTCATAGGCCGACAGCCCATCGAGCGCATCGATCTGCGCCTGCAGGCCTGGAATCTTGTCGATTTCGTCGACGATGTCCTGGCCAAGCTCCGTGCGGCCGATCTGCCCGGCGATCAAGTCCAGCACTGGCGCCGCATCGGCGCTCGCCATACCCATCACGCCGTTTCCGACCGGATAGAACGGCCCCACGTTGCCGGTGCGGTCCACAAGGCGCGCCCAGAAGAAGAACTGCGTGCCGGCCTGGAGCGCCTGCATGCTGTAATTCGCCTGGGGGTGCGCCAGGTCGGCCAGCTTGGTGGCCACCGACAGGTCATTGGCCTGGCCATACCACAACTCGGTGCGCTGGGTATCCTCAGCGCCAGCAGGGAAACCCCACTGAATGCCGATGCCGAACAGTTCGCTGGTGGTGGACAGAAACGCCACCGCCGGCGGCAAGCCGACCTTCCCTTCCAAGTTCGTCAGGTTGGAACTCTTCCAGATGGAAGATATCTCGAAGGCGCTCACCGACCGAACGCGGGCCAGGTAGGCGCCCGAGTAAATTCCGGTGACGTCAACGCTTGTCGCGCCCGTGCGCTGAAGCTTGATCCAGTTGCCGCTGTCCTTGCGCCACTCCACGTCATAGGCGACAGCACCAGCCACGGCAGGCCATGAGATGTTCATGGTGCTGATAGCCAGGCCCTGGTCAACGGAGTAGTTCGAAGTGATGTCGACGCTCGCCGGCGCCGGAACGACGGTGATCGGCACAACGCTGATTGGCCGCTCTTCCAGCCGAGCCCCGGTGTCGATGTGATCGAACTTGCTCGGGTCGTACTGCACGGCCGATATTTCAAACACGCCAGGCTCCGGCCGGGCCACGCTTACGACACGATAAAGCGGGATTGCCAGGTCGTCCGCATCCAGCGCCCACACAAGTTCGCGTTCAGGCGCCACGGAGTAAGCCACGGTCACAGTGATCTGTCGGCCGCTGACCAGTTGCACGGTACGGCCCTCGCACTTGCCGTCGGGCAGGTTGAGGATCAGCCGATCGCCGGGCTTGGCCTGGGTGTCGCGATCCAGGGTGATGACCTTGCCATTCACCGCCGAGATGCGCCCACCGACCGGCCGGCCAGCAAGCAATTCGTCAGCGATCGGGATCACGTAGCCAGGGAGCGGGATGCGCCCATCGAGGCCGACCTTGAAGGTGACAGCCCGGTCCTTCGAGTTCGTGAGCAGCGCCCACTTACCACGGCGCTGGGCCTCCGACTCACGATCGCAACCAATTGCGCTGATCTCCAACGGGTTGTCGCCGTAGCGCCGCTGCAGCTTGGCATCGGTCACAGCTGTGACATCGGTGTCGTAGTTGTTCAGCGGGTTGTCGTAGCTGACCAGCGCGCGGCTGTAACGAGTGCGTTCCGATGCGCTGGAGTAAGTGAACTTGCCATCGATCACGTTCGCCCGGGTGTACGCGAAGTCGAAGTCGGTGGCGCGCGGCATGTCCGACAGCGTGAATACTTGGCCTTGAGCCCAGTAGGTCATGCCGCGGTAGATCGCCGAGATATCGCGCAGTAGTGACCAGGCGTCGGCCTTGCTTTGCAGGTTCAGGTTGCAGATGAAGCGCGGCTCCATGCCGCCCTTTCCGTCCGGCACCAGCTGGTCGCAATACTGCGAGATCCGGTACAGCTCCCACTTGTCCACCATCCACGGCTTGATGCGACGGCCCAGGCCGAAACGGTCGTTCGTGGTGATTCCGTAAGTGTGCCAAACAGGGTTGTCGGTCCAGGCCTCTTTGAATGTTCCGTCCCAGACGCCCGTGTAGGTTCGCGATCTGGTGTCGTAGTTGCTCGGCACCTGCCATTTTCGGCCGTCGCATTCGATCGTCACAGCCGGGATGCTGCGGAACTGCTCAGCAGAAAACTCGATGTAAAGCAGCGCGGTGTTCGGGTACCGGATCTTGGCGTCGATCACCTCGGTGAAGCCGGCAATCTGCATGGTGTCGGAGATTTTGTTGTTGTTCTGGTTCGCAGTCAGTCGAGTGATCCGCAGCAGCCATCCGGTGGTCGCGCGAGGCAGATTGATACGTCGGGTTCGCTCGTACAGGCTGGTAGTCTTGCCGGAAACGGCCTCGTTCAAAACCTCCTGGTACGTCCCACCATCCGTTGCCAGCTCGACCTTATAGCCGATCGCGTAACCGTTGATGTTGCCGCCCGAGTCCACTGATTGGAGCGCAGGCCAGGCAAAGCGCACACGTACAGCTGAGAGCTGGGTATTGGTGATCGCTCGAACCCATGGCGTGCCGCTGCGCAGCTCGGTGCTGATGGTTGTTTCGTTCTCGACCGATGGAATGCCCTGGATATAGGACTGGTCCACAGCCCCGCTGCGCCACTCCCACTTCACGTTCGGGAAGTTCATGTTCCCCTGCGGATCTTGCAGCGGCGTATTGTCGAGAAAGATGTCTTTGGCGGTCGGAGCACCGTCAAACTCACCCTCACCTACAGCAATAAGCATTTTGGCAATGGCGACGGAGCGCAGGCTGTCCGGTGCCTCGGTTGGGGTTTTAGGCTTCTCGGAACCGCCCTTGGCGCCATAAACATCGATCTTACGTGCTGCGCCCATGCTTTTCTCCAGGCATAAAAAACCGCCTCTGGGGCGGCTTCAGGTTTTCGGGTGTTGGCTACATCTGGTCTTCGGCGTAAATGGCGGCACTGATGATCGCGCCCCCCCAGCGCCGGCGGCCGGCACACAGCGAGACAGGATTGCCGGAGGCTGTGGTGTTCTTGGCGCTGCCGAAGGCGTAGCCGGGGGTGTTCTCGGGCGCAGCGCTTGTCTTGAGGCCGCCGGCCTGAGGGCTGAGCATCTGGATAACGCCGCCGGCGACGAGGCCGATGCCTGCCGGCGCCAGATACGGCGCGGTGACCGGGAATACGTACGAAATAGCGAGCAGAACTACACCAACAATCGTCTGGAGAATCCCCGCTCGCTTGCTACCAGTAATCACTGGGGCAATGCGAATATCTCCCTCTCCGCCAAAAGAGAGCTCACCCTCACCAATATTCTTTTTCCCCCTGAACACCGCGAACTCGATCCCTCGGGACTTGGCATTCGACAAGAAGCGCTCGAAGCCAGGAACTTGCACGCAGAGAGCCTTGATCGCCTCTGCGGTTGTTCTTACCGACAGCCTGAAAGAACGACCGAATTGGCGTAGCTGACCAAAGAGCAGGACTGTAGTAAGGGGTTGGTATTCGATTGCAAGCGCTGCCATGACTTTCTCCGGGCATGAAAAAGCCGCCCGTAGGCGGCTTGATGTAGTTGTTCATTACAGGCAGTCGCGAACGGCCTTTTCAATTGCTGATCTACCGTAACCGGGAGCCCAGGACAATCGTTGATACAGCGCAACACTGCTTCCATTTGAGGATCGATTTACCTCTAGAAGCTCCTCGGCTGTCGAGTCAGTAGCAACGATTAGCCTGTAACCAGTCGAGGTTTCGGTCATCGTGGCGCCTGAGCGAGCATCCTGCCACTTCGGCATTACGCAGAGAGCATATTGCTTGGGCGCCTTATTCGATGAGGTGCTGATGGTCGCCTTTCCGCTTTTGAGATCGCCTGGCGTGGTGCACCCCGCCAGCATCGCCACCGCTACCGCCGCTATCAAAATCCGCAT